CGGCTTCGACCATCTGGATCAATTGGATTGCGTTGTCTCGTAATTGACCGATAGTGGACAATTCTTCACCACGAAAACCACCACGATTTGCGACAGTGTCAACAACAGCTACAGTGCTGCGAACTACTCGGTTGGCCAGATCTAAAAATTCTTGATTCATTATTTACTCTCCGTAAGTACTAGTTTTTTCTAAGGCAATCCAGTATTGGATTGGCGCGTTGTCGTTTTGAAAGTGTGATATAAGTTTAGAAGACATCTGTACAGTATAATCTCCAGGAACAACTCGCAGGTTGTCAATCTTAAGAATGAAACTGAAATCTTCTGATTCGTATTCGCCGCTAACATCAACTGAGAATACGTTTGACGAAGTGTCCTGCGAATCAACCACTGATAGACATATCACGTTATCTACCACCGTCACAGAAACTTCACCGTGGCCCAATACTGAGGCAGCACGTTTGACCTTATTTAGTGTCTCATTACTCAAGTGAAATGTGACTTCTGGCGAAGGCATTTGGATGGGTTTGTTAGGCGTGGTAAGGATTTCTGGGTTAGAGAAAAAATACTTTGCTCGAGCACGACCCGAAGAATCACCAACCAAAACGTGATTTTGGTCAAATCGTAATTGAGGCCCATCAACCAATCCAATAACATTAAGGAACTCGTTGAGATCATAAATGCCAAAGGTTTGTGCAAACTCAGTATCGATAGTTGCTTCGCTCATGATGTTCTTGGCCTCAGAGATTGTTTTTACGCAATGTCCTGAATCAATCACAATGTTTTGGTTAATAGAGGCAAAGTTTTTTAGTACCTGTATTGTGTTGTCACTTAATTCCATGATATATTCCTGTTATTTAATTTTACTAAAGTTTTTATCTTTTACAAACTCGATTTTGGATTCGAACTTACCGTCTAGCATGTCGCCTTTGTGCGATATTACGAACACATTTGTTTCATCTCCTAAAGTATCCAATATTTTCATCAGATTGTCAACCCCCTCATGATCTAACGACGAATCGAAAGTCTCATCTAGGATTAGAAGATTTGTTGCCACACTATTCTTCATCTTAGCGACCATTCTCCAAGTGAACAGCAAGGCAAGGTCGATACGTTGCTTCTCACCTTCAGAGAAAGAATCATAAGAGAACGCATCACGATGACGCGACCGGATGGTTTCTTTAAACGACTCGTCGAGGTCGAAATGTATGAAAAAATCTAGTACTTGTAGATACTGGTTGGTGAGCTTATTGATCACAGGCAAGTATTGCTTAATGATCTTAGTCTTAATTCCAGTGTCTTTCAACAGTTCAGTTGTCACTTGGTTGTATTGAAGCTGGTCGGTAATCTTATACTTCGATTCTAACAGCTCCTCGCGGCCAGCTTCTAATGTTAGCAGATCATCATTGGCCTTCGAAAGATCCTCTCCACCAGCATGCAAGTTGTCTATCTCTTCTTCAAGATCGGTCAGCCTGTCTTGCCATTGGATTATTTGTCTGTTTCTCGATTCTACTTCAGCTTGATCTCTTTGCCAAGCTTCGAGGTTTTCTTTAAGTGGAGGGATGTTCTCATCACACTCAGTTAGTTGTTCCTCTGCTGTGGCGATTCCTTCTTGCAATCCTTTTGCTCGTGATCGGGCTTCGGATATTTTTTTATCTTTAAGCTCGGCTTTGATAGGTTGCTCACAGGTTGGACAGTCCTCGTTATCTTCATAAAACTTAGACTCCTTCACCACGCTTTTTATTTGTTGTTTAAATTGCAGAAGAAAAGACTGCACCTGAGTTTTCTTATCGTTCCAAGTCTCGATAGACTTTTTAATTTCTTGGCCGACTGTCACAGCATTCGTAGCCTGATCTGAATTGAGTGCAGTGGCTTCTTTAATGTCATCGCGGATACTTTGAATTTCTTTTTGTTTTGATTCTTTATGAGAGACATTTAGCGCGTGTATGTTTCGAATATATTTCTTATGCGCTTCTGTCTTTGCTTTACACAGCTCTAACTTATGGTCGTTTTCTTTGGCAGTATCTTTCAACGCAGAAGTCTTCTCTTTCAAGAGAGAGTTCATCTTAGAGAACACATTAATGTCAAGTAGGTCTTCGATAATCTCCCTTCTTGAATGCGATGGAAGCTGCATAAACGGTATGAACGAGGAGGAACCAAGGACAACAATTTGATGAAAAGATTTATGGTTCAATTTAATGATATTTTGCTCTAGAATTTTCTGGTATTCCTTTGCGTGCGAGTCTTGATTGATCAACTTATCGTCTCGCCAGATCTCAAAGATTGCTGGTTTTAGCCCACGTACTACCTTGAATTGTTGTTTATGCACAACAAATTCTACCTCGACTACAGTACCCTTGTTGTTGATACTGTTGACTAGTTGGCCTTTATTGATGTTACGGTGCGCTTTACCGAATAGAGCAAATGATAGAGCGTCGAGCATAGTCGACTTACCAGAACCATTCTGACCAACCACTAGAGTAGTAGTTGTTCGCGCTAAATCTATTTCAGTGAACCTGTCGCCTGTGGACAGAAAATTACGATATCGGAGGGCTTGGAAATTAATCATGCAATCTCTAATGTTTGGGCTTCAATCATTAATTCGTGTACCTGACTCTTGATTCGATCCTTATCCAAGGAGGTGTCAATCGAATCTATGTAAGTATACAGTAACGTTTCAGTGTTTTCAACTGAAATCTTTTCATCTGCCACGTTCTCACCAACAAACTCTGAAAAGTTCTCAGCGATCTTCAGCTCGTGTATTCTTCTATTCTGTATTCGATCAACAAAACGATCGAACATAAAAGTATCAGACTTATCCATCACCACAAGCTTCACGAATTTATCATCTAGGTAAGAAAGGTCTTCAGACAAGTAGTCGTTTGCTGGGTCGGTGTCGTCATAGTATATCCGTTGAAACAGTGTGTGTGGATTACGTACAGCAGTAAGCTCTCTAGTCTCTGTGTCTAGCACATGGAAAAACTTGGGGTCATGAGCATCACCCCAAAAGAATTCCATCTGTGACCCGAGATAGTGGACATTACCGATATGCGACTTAGTGTGGAAGTGTCCGGATAGAACCATGTCGAACCGATCAAACGCTGCAGCGTCCATGCCATCATGGCAGGGTATACCCTTCTGCATATCATAACCATTTAATTCTAAATGGCCACACAGAACGTCAGCCTTACAGTTCTGGATGAAGCTCAACGACTCTTCTTCATTCTCTTTATTGATCCAAGGCAACCAAGCGATCTTAAGACTGTCATACTGAGTTACGATTGGGTTCATTATAATGTCAACTTCTGCCATGTAATGGCCAAGCAACTCTTTTAGAGAATTGAGGTCGTTCGTGTTTTTATAATAAACATCGTGATTACCTGGAATAATATCCATAGTAATTCCGTGTTCTCGCAGCTTGTTTAGAAAGATTTTTCTATTATGGTGAAGAGCCTTAAAGTTGATGAACTTACGAGTCTCGTAGTAATCACCGAGATGGAGGATTTTAGTTATGTTGTGTTCTTGTAGATATGGAAAGAACACATCGCGGTAAAACTGTTCCTGATAATCCATAAAAATATCAGATGAGTTACGCACACCACAATGTGTGTCATTCAGAATAGCCAGCTTCATAGAAGGCTCCAATTACATTACAAAGAGAGTATTATACCAGATCTTTTAGTTCTGTTCAACAAAGAACCCTTGGAGGTCAGAATCCATAGCTGATTTTCTTCTGGTTCTTTTTGCTGGTTCAGTCGAGAACTTAACAACTTCGGCATCGAATTCTTTCACCTTTTCAATTCGTTCTTTGAGGCTATCAACAAAGGCCTGAGTCGCGAGAAGAGCTTCTTGATCGCCACCTTCGGCAACAAGGTGTTCGAGGCCAGTTGCAGCGAGATATTTTAATTTAATATCCTGCTGTTTCTTTTCTTTCTGAATTCTTCGAAGAAACGCGTACCACGCAATTTGAGTGAAGTAAGCAAACGCGTTTGGCTTACCTGTGCGAGTGGCGACTTCGAGGTTATAGTTTTCAATCGCCTTTAAGCAATTCTCAACAGCATCCATTACCATTTCTTCTCGGTAAGTATACCGAACAAAGTTGCCCTTGTGTGAAAGACCTTCAGCGATACGCAGAAAACATGCTGCAATATAGTTGGTGACGATAGGAGTGGCTACTTCTTCTTCGCGTGCGAGCCTTACTGATTTAACATACTCAACAACTGCAGCCGAGAACTCGGCATTGTTTACGTAATGAGGCTTATCTCTTTTAGCTTGTGCTTTAGAGGTCATAATATATCCTTATTGCACCTCGAAGGGCGCGGTTTCACTTTGTCAATTTTGGGAATTTAATAATATTAGATCCGCCGTCAGAATCATCTTCTTCCGGTCGAATACCTTTCTTGATTTTATCCACCCCAGCAGCAGACAGTGCTTGCGCGATGGTCATCAATTGTCTTTCTTCTTCCTTATATTTAGCTTCTCTGTCTATGAAATTTTCGTGCATGTCGTAAACAGCGCGTAAGTACTGATTGCGAAGCAAATGGTTCGGAGTGACTGTCGCGACAATATGATCGGAGCTGATAACAACTAGGTCGTCGTTCCCTTCTACGTAGTGCATCCAGGTGTTGAATACATAATACTTTTGGCCATTTGATGGTGCTGTAGCTGGGCTGATTTGCATACAATTACGAACAATAATTTCAACGTGTGGTGCAACAGGCCATTCAATAATTTCGCAAACGATTTCTTGACCGCTGTTTAATTTAAATTGTTTGATATCGTAGATCATACTAGTTCAACCGGAGTAATGACATATGGAAATTCTTCTTTGTTGTATATTTTGACGCGCTCAAATGAGTGTAACAAGGTAAAGTTCTTACTACTATTTAACCCCAAATCGTCAGACAAATCAAACAACCGAGTAGGTCGGCCGTCATCACTCATTCTTAGTCCTCTTCCGATGGATTGTAATACGCGGATTTGAGATTTCGAAGGAGAGGCAAATATAATATTATGGATATTGCGGATATTAACGCCAGTGGAAAAAGTACCAAGACTAGCAAGAATGACAGAATTACTTTGCTTCTCCACAATATGCCGAATTTCTTCTCGGTCACTAGTTTTTGTTTCGCCACTGACATAGAACAGTTTCCTACCAGAATCAATCTTATCGAATAACATATTATATAACACTTTGCCATGCTTATCAACAAGGTTAAACAGCACCAAAGAGTTGCCCTTCAAATCAAGAGCGAGATTAGTGATGAACTTGTTGCGGCTTTCTCTACTAACTATAAAATCGATTTCTTCTTGGTATGTTCTATTTTCGCCGAACTCTTCTCGAACTTCTTTCGGATATCGAAGAACAAGAATATTGATGTCAAGTTTTGCAAGCGTCTCGCTGTCTTGTAATTTCTTAGTGGTTGTTACCTTGTGGACTGGTCCGAACAGCCCCTCGAGGACTAGCTCGTTCGTCTGAGTGCCGTCTAGAGTGCCTGTAGTGCCGAACCTATACTCAGCGTCCACTGATTTGTTCATTATACTGCTGAGGCTCTTGGCTTTAAATCCATGACACTCATCGCCAAAGATCGCTCCGAATTCCGAGAACCAGTTCTTGGTTAGTTTATTGATCGATTGCCACGTAGAAATGACGACGCGTTTATCAGTATCTTTGTCTTGACCACTATAAATTCTATGACAGTTATCTGACGAATTAAAACCATAGTCTTCGAAGTCTTTATACATTTGCTCAACGAGACCCGTAGTAGGAACGACAATTAGAGCCTTTGTATCGTTATTCTCGAGAAACCATCGAAGGATCAGATAGATGATGAAAGATTTACCAGAACCAGTAGGAGAAACAAGTAGGCAACGTTTGTGGGTGATGGCGTGTACAATGGCGTCGTACTGATAATCACGAGGTAAAAATGGAACTCCAATTGTAGGGATCCACTGCATCATCTTCATATGGTTGACGTCATTCCTGTCAGTCGGACTGCCATATGCTGTAGTGTGTGCTTGTAGAGAGTAGCCTCTTGTTTTACAGAATTTTGCGATTTGCGCAAACAGGCCAGCGTTGATCTCTCCATTCATATTGTTGAACAATCGAATCTTACCATCCCACACCTTTCTCTTAAAGGCTGGCATGTACTTCGCTCCAGGAACATCGAAACAGAAATAGTCTGATAACTCTGCCGCGATCCCGCTCGAGCATGTCACTCGAAGCATGCTATAATCTTTCAACTGTACTACAATTTCTTCCACTTACATCCCACTTTCAAACTGTCTCCATCGGATCATATTGCCCAATGTTTGATGGCGCCATTTAAGGTTGTCAACAATTTCCTTTAATGTATCTATTGTTGTTTTTAAGTATTGGATTTTCGCCTCTGATTCAATTAACTCAGGGTCGGACTCGTAGTAATATTCGTAATCACTCTTTAATATTTTTAAACCATCGAACGGGTCTGGTTTCCAGTTTCGTGTTTCGATATCATCTTGACACATTTTACCGCTGTAATATAACCATTTATCTTTGAGTAATTGCTTTTGTTTAAACTCGGTTTGTTTTAGAGCGAGTTTGGATTCAGCGAGGTGGGTAAGGTATTTTGCGTGCAACATTGGAGTTGTTCTAGAGCTTTCATCTAGGTGGTTCGGATCGATCGCACAGTCGATCTGCCACTCTGCCAACAATTTTGTCAGGTCAATCATAATAATATTCTCTTCACTTAATGGGGTAACAGCGGGGGATTACCCTCTATACTACTAAACAAATTCGAAATAGTCAAATCTAAATTGAGAGATAAACGAAAGGTATTGCCCATCTTCTGCTGCAGTAAATTCAATTTCTCCGAGAGAAGTCGGAAACGCATTAACATATTTTATTTGTCGATTGACGTTATTGTGGCTGGTTAGAACACTGACCGTAATATCTGTAACAGTCGGTATGTCGCCACCGGTAGTAACACCAAGAGTTCCTGGACCAGCAAAGTTTTCTTCGACTTGTCGAACTAACCACCTATACATTTCTCGATACGTGGTCATATCTTCGTCTAAGAGAAAAGTTATTTGCAACGCACCGAAGAC